CCAAATCGGGTCGCGGCTTGTTGCGTTCGTCCTTGCAGTTCTGACAGCGCAACACCTTGGCCAGCGTGTGGACCTGTTTGTCGCGCGCCCAGATCACCTCGACCAGGTCGACCATGCTTTCATGGCCGCAGCGTCCGCAGCGAACCTGCAGCAGCTCGCGGCCGGCGGCAATCGCCGCCTCGATCACCGGTGACGGCGCGGCGGGTCCGCCGATGAACTGGCGGGTGTTCCACTCCTGGCACGCGAGATCATGGGCCTCGCGGTAGGCCGCCACGGTGCGATCGAGCAAGGCACGATGCGCTTCCTCGGCCCTTTTCAGTTCGGCCACGTAGTGCCGCCGATCGCGGCCGGACAATGGGAGCTGGATCACACGGGGCATAATCCCATATTGGACTCCCCTTGGCCGAGCTGTCGAATCCCGCCATATCTGGTTGCGGAAGCGACGCACCGACGCCGCCCGTCGTGGTGGGCCGGTCAGCCGCGTGAAACATCCCATTTCCCGTGAAACAAACCCGGGATGGGCCAACCGGCCGACCCGGTCGGCTCAACCCGGCTTAAAACCCCCGCCGCCGGGCCACAGATGCTTCAATTTTTGCTTCAATGGAAAAGCTAGCCTTCGGGGGCACCCTTGGGTCCAACGCGCGGTGTAGCCCCGGAATCCCGGAAAGAGTCAGAGTGATACGGGAACCCGGGGTTCCACCGGCCTGAAAGTGGGTCGACATCAAGCTTCAATCGGCTTCGACCACCGGCTGCTCTCCCGGCCTATAGGCAAAGCCGGGGTCGATGCCGGCGGGCGCCATCACGGTCCGGCCATCTACGACATGCGCGATGTCGGGCGAGTCCGGCGCCTGGTCGGACACTTCCCAGCCGTAGCGATCGAGATCGTCCTCCGACACGCTCTGTACCGTGCAATGACAGAACCAGCCGTTCGGCGGGTAGTGCGTCAGCCACCAGGGATCGTCGACCGGCAGGATGATGCCATCCCAGGCTTCGTGCTCGGGGCGCGGATGCGCCTGGCCCGCGAGATGCACGTAGCGCAGATAGGGGCGCACCTTCTTGACGCGCTGGATCTGCTCCCAGCGGCCGGCGGCGTAGGCCATGTTGACATTGGTGTCGAAGATGACGGCCGATCGCCAGCCGCGCGAACCATTGTAGCTCCAGCCGTGCTTCTCGACGATGCCGTCGAAGTCATTGCGGAAGTCGTCGAGCGTCGCGCCATCCGCGATCGCCTTGTCGATCGCCGCGTGGAAATCCGCAACCAACGCCTTGCTGGTGGCGCCGGCCACCGTGAAGGCGACCGAATGCTGTTGCTGCCACAAATCAGTCCAGGCGCGCGTCGGCATGTCGAGCTTGTCGCGCATGAAGCGGATGGCTTCGACCGGATTGGTGTTGAAGGCCGACACGTCAACTGCCTGCATCGCGGCGTGCGGCGCACCGCAACAGCAGCGTCGCGCGGCGATGTCTTTAGGCAGGATCAGCTTAGACGGCATCGGCAATGTCGGCCCGGCCGGCGAGCTTGGCCATGACAAACGCAAGCTGCAGCGCAGACGCCATATTCTGCGGGTCGAGTTTCAGCTTCGCAAGCTCCGCGCGAAACTGAGCGGGACTGCTGGCACTCTGCAGCGCGGTCTTGATGTAGTCGACCATATCGTTGAACGCCGGCTCGGCGAGCCGCTGGGCGGCGGCGGCAAGCGCCGCCACATCGTCGGCAGTGCGTTGCGTAGGCCGGCGCGAATTGAGGAGCGGCGGCGACAGCGGATCACCGAACGGGCCACCGCCGAAAGTAGGCTGCGGGGCCGGCGCGACCAGCAATTCCTCATCATCACCGGGCTCCGGCAGGCCAAGCTTGTCGCGCATCGTCGACATGCCGACCTTCAATCCGAGCGGCACCAATTTGACTACGCCATCGATCGTCTGCTGCAGATCCTCCTCGGCCTCGCGGCCGATGCGTAGCCGCGGATACTGCTGTTGCGGCCCGTGTTCGAGGTCGACCCAGTTCTTGACCAGGTCGCGGTTGAGCACGGACGCGAGCGACTTCGCGTCGGCGCGCTCAATGTCTTCCTGCACCTTGCGATGTTCCTGGCCGACCGCATGGCCGCCCGCGATCGCGTCGGTCGTCGCCGTCTGGCCAAGGATCGCTTTCGAGACCTGCTGATCGAACCAATCAGCGCGGTTGCGATAGAGGTCGGAGCCTTGCCCGGTGTTTTGCGCCTGGATGAATTCGATGTTCATGCCTTCCGGAATGATCGCCGCACAGTCGCCGGCAATGTTGGCGACGGCATTGAACAACGTATCCTTGTCGCCGCTCGTCGAACCGACCGGATACTTGCCGACGCGGATCGGCTGGCCATAGGTCTGGGTGAAGATCGCCCAATCGCGCAACGTGAATGCCTTGAACATCCACGCCCAGGCCGCGACACGCGCGATGCCGGCGCGGATCGGAATGCCGGACTTCGCGCGGATCACGGTGGTGACGAACTTGAACGGCGCCAGCGGCACGTCGCCTTCGTTGGTGCGCAACAGCGGCGTCGCGAGGTCGTTGTAATCGAACCGGAACCAGCGCGGGTCGCGCCAGATCAGCTTCGAGGGAACCCACTGGCCCATCGACGTGTCCCAGACGATCTCGGTAAAGCTGATGCCTTTGCCGATCGCATCGAGCATGTCGAAGATTTCGTCCTGCAGCTCGTCGCGGTTCAACCAGGCCCGCACCATGTCCGCGTGCTTGACGTGCTCTGGATCGTCGCTTGCCGCGTCGACCGTGATGTCGAGCTGGGCCACGCTACGTTTGCGGGTCGCGAGCACGCCGACATAATGCATGTCGCGCTCTTCGATCGTTTCGGCCAACTCGCAATATCGCATCGGGTCGCCTTGGTCGGCTTCCTTCAGAATGTGCGCCAGGCGAACTGGATTGAGTCCATCACCAGGATAGCCGGACAGGGGCGAGCGGATGCTGGCGAGCGATGGCCGCGCGATCTCCTGCGTCAGCACCTCGTGCTTGATCGGCAGGCCGTCCGGGCCGTAGAGAACGGGGCGATTGTCCGGCATCAAATCTGTCCTCTCACGCGCGAGCCCAGCGGCGACCGCCACCACTCCCTGTCGGGGCCATCGTCATCATCATGCTGAGGTCCGCTGAAGTCGCGTCCCTCGGAAGCCTCGGACCGGTAGCCGAACTCAAAAACGCCCGATCGCGTCTGCGCATAGGCCAGGACGAGCCCGATCGCGAAGTCACCGTGGCGCTTCTTGCCATCCGCGCCGGTGGTGCGGGCCTCGGGCACGCGCGGAATACCGCGGACCTTCTGGACCAGGGCGACGTCACCGACCAGATCGTCATCCGCCGGAATCAAAATCGAGCCATCTTCGAACGCCTGCTTGAGCGGCGGGAAGTTTTCCAGATACCAGTCGGCATTCAGCTTGAGCTGCTGAACACGCAGCGGCCCGTATTTCTGTGCCGCGACCTCGGCCAGATAGGCGCCGTTGCCGGTCGCGTCCATCTTGCCGCCGATGAAACGCGGCAGCCGATCGCAGATGAACTGCAACACCTGCCATTGTTGCTCGAACGGGATGCCGCGCATTTCCACGACGAAGGGAACAATGCGCTTCAGTGTCTTTCCGATCTGGATCGGCACGATGTCGGACAGGTCGGAAACACGGGCAAAATCCTGGCCGAAGGCATGCTGCCGATCGGGATCGAGCGCGTTCAACGGGGCTTCAAGATGTTCCTTGCACCATGCCGCGATCTCGCTTTCCCGAACGCCCTTTGCCAGGAAGGTGAATTCCGGTGGCCGCTCCAGGCGAAGCACCGGCAAGTCGGGCAGCGTTCGCGCCTCGATCAGCGTCCTCGGCATGTAGATGCCGCCACCCTTCGAGGGAATGCAGAACAACTCCTCGTCGGCGTCGTCGCCGTAGGACTTGATCAGATCGGCACGCCAGCGCGCCTCGGCCTCGGGCGACCAGTCCTTGCCCAGGACAAGACAGATGCGCTTGTAGAGCCCATCCTGCAGCGCGTCGTCGAGCGTCGTTCGCTCGACGTGATAGGGAAGCTTCCCGGCGCGGATGGCCTCGATCATCTTGTTGAAGGTGTTTTCCGCGCCAAGGTGCGTCGAGATCACCAGCACCTTGCCGCCCCACATCAAGAGCGCGAGCGCGGCCTTCATCACGCCGGCCAGA